TATGTGTGTGCTGCCGCATGACGGTAGAAAGCACGACATGGTGTACAACGTGACCCCAGAAGGATTTCTTCACGATGCCGGATTCACTGTCGAGTCTATCCCGAACCAGGGCCCTGGAGCTGTACTCCAAAGGATTGAAGCAGCAAGACGCATGTTCCCCAGCTGCAGATTCCACGATGAAAACACCAAAGGCGGAAGAGAAGCCCTTGGCTGGTATCACGAGAAGCGAGATGAGGCCCGTGGACTCGGCCTTGGTCCGGAGCACGACTGGAGTTCCCACGGTGCTGATGCTTTTGGTTTGGTGGCCGTCTACCGGGAAGGCATTGGTCAGACAGACTCATGGGGTGATACAATACGAAGAAATCTCAAAGGTGTAGCGTGATCGATCATGGCAAGAAAGATATTTAATGTATTCGATGAGCTAAAAAGGCTCGCTGATGAAGCTGGGGTTAACCTGGCAGAAGAGTATCCGACAGTCCCCGCACCAGAGCTCAAGATTGATAAGAAGAAAGGCACTGAGTACCTGGGCAAAGGCACAGATGAATTAAACAAAGCGTTTTTTAAAGCCAGGGATGCAGCGCGCAAAGAAATCAAAGCCGGCAACTATGACCCATTCTTTCCTGTCGAAGATCGATATTTCGTTGACCCATCTAACTACCCGTTAACCGGCAACACTTTGACAGATGCGATGCCTAAAAAGGCAGAGACAATCGCCAAGAAACAGGCAGAGCTTGATACCCCAGCAGCACGCGCATCACTTAATAGGGCATATGAAGCAGCAGCTGATGATCCACTTCAGCAAACTGGTATGCAATGGGGCAGCTAGAGCAGTCGTTCATCGATACGTTCGGTGAAGAGCTTGGACGCAAAATGTTTAAAGAGCGTTTCGCTGATGCAATGGCAGCCACTACTGGCGGCATGGATCCAGAATCTAACCTTGTGGCAGCTCAATACGGTAATTTTATGAGTAACCAGGGCAAGATATTTCCAGAGAGATCCTATGAGATGTCGTCTCCTGTCGGTGGTAGGTTTATCAAGGGTAACGCTGAGATGTACAACAAGATCACTGCTGGGCAGTCACCAATGACTGCAGCTGATCAGCCAAAGCGGTTCAACTTCTCTGCAAACTTCCTGGGACACCAGGGGCCGGCAACGATCGATGAGCAGATGACGGTGGGCATGACTGGAGGGAAGATGAAAGCCCCTCCAAAGAATGCATACGGCATATTAGAGAATATTGTTACTGAAGAGGCGGCTAAACGTGGTCTACCTGGTGCATCGAACATGCAGGATGTTGCCTGGGCAGGATTCAAAGGAGAGCCAGGTAAGCCGATGATTCAAATCGTCAACGAGGCTATCGAAAGAACAGCGCGGATCACCGGGCAATCGCCAGCTGAGGTAGTCGAGAACTACAAAAAAGGCATGCCACTGTTTAGTGGGGGCGGTGCTGCAGTCATAAGCTATGACGCTCTGATGGAGCAGGGAGCCAACTAATGGCGGCTACTGTCGGCAAGTATGTCCTCAAGGCTTCAGATGAAGCGGCTGATTGGATAAAAGACTTAAAATTCGGGCTGAGTAAAGCAGATAAAGATCACGATATTGTCGTTTTAGACGTAGATGTCCTGGAATCTGTGTTTAATAGATCAGGGCTGGATTATGTCGCCCCAGGTGCTATTACTACGCCAGGGTTTAGAAATAATTCGGTAGGTACTCGATACGCAGATTTTGTAGAGTTTGCAGAAAAGAACCAGGACACTCCCATACATATGCCTGTCGCCAGGTTTGATGGAAGCGGAACATTTTATGGGTTCGACAATGGGCGGCATCGTTTTGCAGCATTGCGTGATGCGGGGCTGAAACAGATTCCAGTAGCGGTGCGTAAGAGTGAATCATCTAGAGTCCCAGTTTATTTAAACCCGAAGCCATTAGAAAAAACTGATGTACCGATTACAGGGAACACGCAGTTCAAACCGACTGAGTTAAATCCTGCGCAAAAGAAAGAGCTGGACGCATTATCAGAGGCTGGATATCCCCAACACACAGCAAAAAGCATTGTCCTTGGTGACCTACCAATGGATACAGCGTCTAGGGTACAGAGACAGCAAGCACAGAATCTTACAGCTACTGGATATCATGGCTCTGGGGAAAACGATATAATCAACTTGGACCGAAGCCGAAATTTTTGGATGGGCGAGAGTCCTGTTGTGGCAAATACATATCTGCCGCCAAATGTTGTGGAAGAGCCAGGAACGGTCTACAAGCTGGCTTATAATCCAGACAAATATGCAACGACTAACGCAAGCGGTGAGTTTTGGTCAAACCTCGATCAAATACCGATGACGATTAGAAAGCCTGGGCAAAACATCCCAAGCACAGTCAAGGGACTTTCCAATAAATACCTGGGCACGGGAGTTACAGACACAGATGACCTTGCCAATCTAGTTGATAATATGGGTTTGCCTGGTATCGAAATCAGTGATATTCGCGATGTAGGCAGCAATTTTAAACAAGCAAGAAACCTATTCACAGATGAGCAGGGTAACCTGGATAATAAAGCCTGGAGTCAATTCCTTAACGAATACGATACTTTTGGCGGCAAGAACATAGTTGCTGTAGGCGACAAGACAGGTATTCGATCTGCCACTGGTGCAGCATTCGATCCTCGCAACAGAGCAATGCCTAACATCATGGGCGGCAGTGGAGCTCTTGCTATTGGTCTTGGTGCTAGTGATGACTCCCAGGCAGCCGTAGAAAGGCTAAACGCGATCATGGAAGGCAGAATGTCGCCCAGCTTTAAATCGCCAGCTGCACAGGCTCAAACAACGATAACAGGCAAGGCTCCTGTTACACCTACCCAGGAAGTCGTCTATCGCACGATGTCGGAGAACTTTGACCCGAATCCTGACGTTGGTAGCATTACCGGGGTTTCAATGAATCCTGTATCCCAGGCGGCCGGCAATGTCGGTTTTGCGCTGCAGGGATTTGGTGATCGAGCTGCTGCTGCTGGTCCACTAGGATGGATGGCAGGAACAGCGATCAAAGACCTGGGCGAAATATCACAGAGGGCAGCATATGGAGAATCAAAAGCTACAGATCCCGCTATGGCCGTTCTTGATATTATGGCTCTTACTCCAGGTGCTTACATGAGCCAGGGTATGAGGACAGCAATGTCGGACAAAGATGTTGGCTCGATGATATTCCGGGAATTACTAAAATGAGTGATACAATGCACCCAGCAAACAAGCGCAGGACTCAGTAATGGCGATCAGCAATTACACAAATTTACAGTCAACGATCAGTGATTTCCTTAACCGGGATGACCTGGATGCGGTGATCCCTACATTCATCCAGCTGGCAGAAGCGCAGTTTAACCGCGATATCCGCCATTGGGAGATGGAAGCTAGATCTAGCGGTCAGCAGTCCCAGGGTGATCAATTTATGCAGCTCCCGGCCGATTGGCTGGAAACTATTCGGCTGCACTTGACCGGCAGCGGCACACAGGCTGTCGAGCTCACATCATTAGCATCCATGGCAGACAAGCGCGCAGCTGTAGATGACCAGGCAGGAACGCCACGGTTCTACTGTCATGTTCGCGGTGAGTTTGAGCTCTTCCCGACACCGGATGAAGACACAGATTTTGAGCTTTTGTACTACCAGAAAGTCCCAGCACTTAGTGGGTCAAACGCGAGCAACTGGCTCCTGGAGTATTCACCAGACATTTACCTATACGGCAGCCTGGCCCATTCCGCGCCATATTTAGCGGAAGATGCTAGAATTGCAGTGTGGGCACAAATGTACGCTGCAGCAGTATCGCAGCTTAACGCACAGTCAGAGCGAGTGAAGAACTCAGGGTCTGGCATTAGGCTAAACATTAGAGGACTTGGATAATGTCATTCACAAACTTTCTTGAGACAGAGATTCTGGATCACGTTTTTGGCGGCAACGCATACTCAGCACCGGGTACGCTTTATGTCGGTCTGTTCACAGCGGCTCCATCAGACACTGGCGGCGGTACGGAAGTTTCTGGTGGCGGCTACGTTCGTCAATCAGCGGCTTTCTCTGTAACGGGCAACACTGCTTCAAACAGTGCGTCAATCGAATACCCAACTGCGACAGCGTCATACGGTACTGTGACTCATGTCGGTATTTTCGATGCATCATCAGCGGGTAATCTGATGGCTTACGCTTCACTGACTGCTTCAAAAGCAATCGATACTGGTGACGTATTCCGCATCCCGACTGGTGACCTTGACGTAACACTGGACTAATCGATGGGAACTTTCGCTTTTGGCGACAGCTATTACGGTCTGAGGTCATTTGACCAGACTACAGGCGTAGTCAAGGACGCTTCCGCTGTTTCTCAGACAACCTCATCATTAACTTCTGATGGGGTTAAAGCCAAAGGCGGCGCGGCAAGTATTGTCGCTTCATCTGCTGTTACCGCGTCAGGCGAGTCGATCATCATTGAGCGATCCGATAAAGTGCCGTGGGGTTCTGGTCTGTATGGTTATAACCGCTATGACTTGAATGATCTGCAGACAATCGTTTCTGTCACATCGACTGTAACCATCGCGAACGGCAACAGGGTTAGAGGTAGTGACTCCGCCGTCACGGCTACATCGAGCACCACTGCATCAGCAGAGACAATCAAACTAGGTTCGATAATAATACCAGCAGCGAGTGGTTCTTCAGTAAGTGCTGTGTATACCATTAAGGGGTCTGCTACTATCTCAGTAAGTGGGTCTGTTATAATCGACTACGTTAGACGCAGGGCTGGCAGTGCATCGTCCACTGGAACAAGTGGTACACTGTCAATCGGGCGCGAGAAGTGGGAGCCAATCCCAGTAACATCAATCACATGGTCAAATGTCGCTTAGAGGATTAACTAATGGCTGATACAACGACTACAACTTATGGTCTGACAAAGCCCGAAGTCGGTGCTTCTGAGGACACTTGGGGAACCAAGATCAACAATAACCTTGATTCAATCGATGATTTGCTTGATGGGACTACTGCCGTCACCGGAATTGATATCAACTCGGGAACGATTGATAACGCGGTGATCGGTGGCACAACAGCGGCGGCGGCTACATTTACTACCTGCAATGCGACAACTGTTGATTTAGGCGACTGGACGATTACCGAGGCTTCAGGAACGCTGAAGTTTGCATATCAAGGAACGGTGCGAATGACGCTATCCTCTGCAGGCGCGTTGATTTGCGATGACGATATCACAGCATTTGGGGATGCGAGTTAAAGATGGCGGTTAAGGCATCAGGCTCTCTCGCGCTGTCTGAGATTGCCGTTGAATTTGGAGACAGCCAACCGCACAGCATGAGCGAGTTTATTCGCGGCGGAGCAAAAGTTCCACAGGCTGATGCTAACAACAACATTCCAACCTCAACAGCTAACATGAGGTTTAACAATTTCTTTGGAGCGGTAAACGTCATTGCTTTAACGGCTACGTCTGGAACGAATGTGTCTCTTGCTAGTGCATTTGGGTCTAACTGGACTACAGACGTTCCAAAAGAATACATCGTCCCTTCAGGGGTCACGCTTGGAGCAACATCAACAACAGCGTTTGCTTTGACAGTGGAAAGCAATCTTGTCGGCACATTGACGATCAAGAACTCAGGCTCTATTGAAGGCGCAGGCGGCGCGGCAGGCGCGGCAGGCGGCGATGCGATTGATGCCAATGCGACTTGCACCATCATAAACAACTCTGGCGGATCAATTAAAGCCGGAGGCGGAGGCGGCGGTAATGGTGGAGCTGGCGGAACAGGCGGAGCAGGCGGTAACGGTTATTACGTCACAACAGTTGGTGGGGTAGGTAATTACAATAGCTGTAACGCCGCTTGTCAGATATACAAGGGAGGCAATCACTACTGCTACTCAGGCTGTAACAGTGACCACTGTAACAACTGTGCATACAACACAAATACATCTGGCGGATCAGGTGGTGCAGGCGGTGCAGGCGGTGCAGGCGGGGTTGGTGAAGGCTATGGCCAAAGCGCAGGATCAGGAGTTTCGGGTGTTGCGGGTAGCGCAGGAAGCTCAGGTGGCTCTGGGTCAGGTAATGGTGGACTTGGCGGAACTGGTGGAGCCGGAGGCGCGGGTGGTGCGTTTGGTGCAGCAGGAACAACAGGAACAGCAGGCCGACGACTGGAC